AGGGAGATGACGAGGTCGATGGTCTTCCCGGCGGCGGATCCTTTCCAGAAGCGGTAGCGGAGGATGTGGCCGGTCGATGAGGCCGGGTCGGTGATGTCGGAGAGGTTCAGTTCACACGTATCGTTGACTGGGTTGGATGCGGATCCGATGTAGTCGGTGTCGGAGGCGACGAGCTCATCGACGCTCGCGAAGAGGTTTACGTTGCTGCTGGCCTCGTTGAGCCAGAGCCCGTCTGTGATGTCGGCGTCTGGTCTTCCGAACTGTGCCATATCATCGACAGACGAGTATCAGACACCGGAGTGACGGGTCGGCGACTCCGTCGCCGCCGTAGCCGACGCATCGCAGCCAAAGGTTCTCGACCATTGCCTCGGGCGGGACGGGCTGCCAGGTGCCGACGATCGGGTTGACCGCGATTGAGTCGATGGGAATGCTGACCGCGTCGCGCGCCGCGTTCGTTGAGGGCGAGAAGTTCGAGTCGCGACCCATGTTGACCCAGGTCGTCCCCGAGTCGGTGGAATACTGAACGGCGATTCGCGCCCCGGCGAGGCCGGCGACCGCGATAGTCCCGTACAGCATGACCTCGTTGACGCGGCGGAAGTCGGCGACCTTGCGGTAGTAGACCTGGCCGAGGAGTTCGGTTTCGGCGGCAGGCTGATTCGTCCACGTTATGGTCGCAGCGACACCGAAGATGAGTTCGGACGGGTTCGGAGCGGTCGGCGTCGCCGTGTAGGCCATGAGGTCGGGACCCATGCCGCGGGACCGCTCGAACGCCTCCCAGTAGGCTTTCACTAACACGACGTGTCCGAGGTCGTTGAAGTGCGCGCCGTCGCGCCAGAAGTAGCCGGCGTTCTCGTTGATGATCGAGTCGGTATCGACGTAGACGACGCGGTCGTCGAACTCGGCGCCGACCTGCTGGATCATCGTGTTGAAGATCGGAACGTCGGCGTCTTGGAGGCCGCCGCGGACCGCGGTGCCCGAGTTATGGGATTTCGTGGTCGCTGCGACGAGCGTCAACTGCGTGCCCGAGTCGATGGTCTTGACTTCCCCGGTCTCGGCGTTGCCGGTGCCCTCCTCGAACGTGATGGTCGTGCCCTGCTGCCAGCCGGTCGTCGATGGGATCGTGATGACGGTAGAACCGACTCCATACGTGGCGGACAGGGTTGTGCGCTGCGGCGCGTTCAGCCAGGCTGAGGCGTAGGTGCCCCAGTCGTTCGGCATCCGGTTCATGCCGGGCATGATGACGAGCGGCGGTTCGAGCGCCCCTATCGTCCAGCAGTCGAAGTAGGCGGTCCGGCTGCCGAGCGTCGTCAACTGCGCTTCGATAACGTGGCGGCCGGGTGCCAGGCCGGTGAGCCGTTTCACCTGGACTTTCGCGACCGCGCCCGACGTACTGTCGTAGACGGTGAGCGTGCCTGCGGCGACGCCGTCGACGGTGAACGTCCAGACCGGGTCCGTACCTGCACCCGTCGCGTTCACGAATTGCAAGCCGATGGGCGTGCCGGGATAGTTGTCGGGGACGGCGATGGTGACCTTGTCGTTGACGACGGTCGCCTGCTTGAGTGAGTTCCCCGAGTTCGAGCGGTTTATCGGCGTCGTGTCCGCGGCCCAGGTACCGGTATAGACGCACGAGGGATGATTGTTCTCGAACACTTCGGCGGCCCGGACGCGCGTGAGTATGGCGCGCAGCGAGTCCGTGTAGCGTGCTCGCAGCGCCGGATAGTACGCCGACGTGATCGGCGCACGGCCGAGATCGTTCGCGCCGTACCAGAGCAGGTAGAGCGGGTTCTGCTTGATGTAGGCAGTCGGGACCTCGAACACGGCCTGACCGTTCGCGTGCGTCCTAACCAGGTTGTTCGTCAGGGTGAGCGTCGTGGTCCCGCCACCCGACTGGATCCACGCGGTCTCTCCACCGGAGCCGCCCGTGTCGCCGTTGCCGACGTGAATCATCTGGCCGTTCGTGAACGGCGGCGTTCCGACCGTCGTCAACGTGAGCGTGTTCGTGCCCGCGTTCGCCTGCGCGCCGAGCACGGCCGCGGGACGCGCCTGACGCGTGTCGTGTTGCATGACCGCCGCGTAGCCGCCATCGCCGAGGCCGCCCTGCGCCGAGTGCAGAACGGCCCCTGACACCGAGCGGTCGATCTCGCGCGTCGGCAGCATCGCGGACAGGTGGGTTACGGAGTCGCGGTCCGTGTCAGACGCGCCGAGCCCACGGGCGAGCGAGTGACCGAAGACCATCATGCGGGCCACGTTCTGACGGTTGAACAGGTCGCCGTTATAGCGGTACTCGCCGGGGATGATGCCTCGCAGGTCCTCGAGCTTCGCGGTCGTCAACGTCGTCGCGCCGGCCGCGACGTAGACGCCCCAGAGCGCGACCTTGCCTTCCCAGAGGGATCGCGCCGGATAGGTCGGGGTCGCAGCTGCCGTCCCGGCGACGACCGAGTAGACGCCGTCGACATCGACGACGATGAGGTCTTTCCGCCCGTAGGTCGCGTCCCCGGCTGCGGGTGTGACGGTCCCGGCGGCGCCGTCTAAGAACGCGGTCGCGATCATGCCGGTCCCGGCGGTAAGCGAGATGATCCGGTCGGTGCCGGTTCCGGTCGCGGTGAAGCCGAGCGGATATTTCGGGTTCGACACGACGCCGGTTCCGTTGAGCGCGTCGAGAAGAACGTAGAAGTGTGCTTGATCGAGCCGGGCGAGCGGCGCGTCGGCTACGTCCGCCCGGTTCTTCGGGGCGATACCTGCCATGCGGCCCCTCGGCTAGTTGGAGTTGCCGATGTCGCCAGTCAGGAACCCGGCTTTGCGGCGGCTCGTCTGTTCCTGCTCGAGCGCGGCGATCAACTCGGCGTTCGGGATCTGTTGCGCGCGGACGGCTTGCCGTTCGTCTTCGAGGCGGGTCCGTTCCTCGCAGGCCGCGTCGAGCCGCGTCTGGAGCTCGTCGTCTGAGAGGCCCGTAAGGTCTTCGTCCATTGATCGCCTCCCTAGAGCGTGAAGAGTCCGGACGCGTTGTGCGTCAGGTTGATGTCGCCACCATTGAGAGTGACCGGCAGTCCGGTGACTCCCGTGTCGAGGTAGAGCACGAGGTCGCTCGTGCCGGCGACGCCCGTGTCCCGATACAGGATGAGCGCTTCGCACGGGTCGCCGGTCGCGGCCGCGAACGCGGGCGCGAGGTCGGCTGCGTCTGCTGTGCCTTGCGTCTTCGTCTTCGAAGAGAGCGCCGGCGACGTCTCTTCTCGTGCCGCTGCAGCGACGTCGGAGAGCCACTGGTGGGCTGCGGAGTACGTGTAGTCGGCGAGATCGACGAGAAGCCACTTGAACGTGTGCGCGTCCCAGTCAAGGTCGCCGCCGAGGAACTTCTCTCGAGCGAGTGGGTACATGGCGTTTGCCACGGCTCAGTCCTCCGGATTCGGTTGCTGTTTGCGTGGCCGGCCTCGCGGGCGCGGCGCGGACGTGGTTTCTGTCGTTTCTGCGACGGCGGCTTCGCGGGTTGATGTGGCTTCGGCGAGTCCGAGGCGGATGAGGTCGGCGGCTTCGCTCTCGGGGACGTTGATCGTGTCGCCGACGTCGGGCCATTCTTCGCCGCCGCGTGTGCCGCTGATTTTGAGTCTCATGCGTACCTTCATCAGTGTTCCTCCCGAGACGGGGAGCCGGGACCTTGTAGGACCCGGCTCCCCAGCAAGCCGGGTGCTAGGCGGTGATGATGTATTTGACGGCGCCTGACGTGTCGACGAGATCGCCGTCGGTTCGGATCACCGACTTGAAGGTGACGAGGTCGGCGTTGAACGCGAACTCGTCGGACCGTTCGAATCGGACGCTCCCCACATCGCGGATGTAGTAGGTCGATGCGTCGCCGAAGGCGATGACCTTCTTGCCGGTGGCGAGAGCATCGATGTTGGGATCGGTGATGATCGGCCGCCCGAGGAGCAGATCCGGCTGCCCGAGCTGTAGGCCCGGCTGCCAGATGTATTGGCCGTCGGAGTCCTTCTTCTTGCGGATGTGCGCGACGGTCGCGTCCTTCATGAACCAGGTGGCGCGGTTCCGGTATGGTGCGATCACCGAGTGGTAGAGGTCGATGATCTCGTCGGTGGTGACGACGTTGGTGCCGGTGGCGGTGACGCCGACGGTCGCAGCGGCGACGAGCCCGAGCGGCTTCGCGGATCCGTCACCGACCATCATGTCGGCTCCGGAGGCGTTCCCGAGCGCCTGTCCGGCGATCTTCGCGACGTAGCCGAGGAGATCGACGGCCGTGTCGGAGATGAGCTCGCGGGTGACCTGGATCAGGTGCCCGTACTTGAACGCCTGCAACGTCACCAACCCGAAGGCGGCGTTCGATTCGGTGATTGCTACGCCTTCTGCGAATAGTGCTGCGGACGGGTGGGTCGTCGTCTTCGGGACACGCAGGTCCTCGCCGCTTGTCGTGGTGATGACTGTCGGGTTCGCCTGCCGGATGGCCGCGTTCTCGATCAAGTGCTGATAGAGGCTGCGGACGAACGAGACGGGGACCGTGTTTCCGCCTTCCGTCGCGGTCCCTTTCGTGAGGTCGCGGACTTCGCTCGCCTTGAAGTCGATCTCGAGTTCGCGGATCTCGCCGTTGAAGAAGCTACGGAGCTGCTTCTCCTCGGGAGACACTTCCTCGTCTTTCTTCGGTTCGACGACTCGGGACTCGACAATCTCCTTCTCGCGTTCGCGGAGTTTGCGCTCGCGGGTGACCTGCGCGCCGATCTTGTCTGCGTCGGCCATGATCGCGTCGTACTTGGTCGTCTCCTCGGCCGTGAGATCACGCGCGCTGTCCTTCTCCGCGATGTCTAGGATCTCGCGGGCTTCGGTGACGAGCGCGGCCCGGCGGGCCATCAACTCATTCAGGTTCATCTGTTTCCTCCTGGTCTAGTTCCGCTTCGGCTATGCGTAGCCGTCGCTTCGCCAGGTCAAGAGGCAGTGATTTCCCTTCGTCGGGATCCTTGGGCTCGGCTGCCTTGAGCAGTTGGCGTAGCGCTTCGATCGCTGCTTCGACGAGATCCCGGTTCTTACGGGAGAGGATCTTGCCTTCGCGGAGTTCGGTGAGGAGTTCCGCGTATGCGGCGGGCGTGTACGAGTGGCGAAGTGCGCGCAACACGTCACCGGCTCGTATCACGACCGCCTCGTCCGAGGTCCCGTCCTCGGAGGTCTCGTTGTCGCGTACCTCGGCTGAGGTCTGTGGGTAAGCGGGGAACGCGACGATGCTGACGTCGAAGAGCTTTACTTCCCGCAGCGTTCGGGTAGGCGGGGTCGTGGATTCGTCCCACTCGTCTTTGACGGTCTGGAATCCGAAACTCATCTGGTCGACGTCGCCACGTTCGATAAGGGTCGACAGGTCGCGGCCGAGGGTAGTGGGTGCCATCTCGGCGGTGACGAGCAAACCTCTCTGGTCTTCGGCGAGGTCGAGCGTGCTACTCGCGCTGCGTGCGAGCAGCAAGTCTGGGTTGTGGTTGACGAGGAGTTTCACGTCGGCTTTCTCTTGCAGGGTTTTGGTGAAGGCGCCGGGTTCGATCTGTTCGCGGAACCCGCCGAGGTCTTCGGAGAGTTCGTTGAAGACGGCGGCGTATCCGGAGAACGTGAGTTTGTCGCCGTCGGCGCGCACTTCGACGTCTGCGAGTGGACGGATCCGGCGCTCGAGGGTTCGTGTTCTCGCCATCGATGGGGACGCTAGGAGGCGTGTCACGCGATGTGCTCCACATGGCGGTTGCCGTTCCCGTTGGCGGAGGGGGCGGCTGCGCCGGGGACGCCCATGTTGAGCGGGATGAAGGGTTCGTCGCCGCCGGGGAGTGGCGGCAGGTTCTCCATCTTCGCGACTTGGTTGGGGGTGACGATCCGGTTGCGGATCATGATCTCGTAGGCTTCCATCCGCGATTTCGTGTCGCCGCGGAGCAGGCCTTCGACTAGGAACTCGCAGATGAGTCCCTGGTCGCGGAGCCGGCCGCTGCCTCGCCCGAAGCCGAGGTCACGGTCGATCGCCTGCTCGATGCGTTCAAGCCACGGGCGCAGCGTGTACGTGAGGAATCCGAGGGTCTGCTGTTCGATGCCGGTGCCCCATGAGGTTGAGCCGGCGACGTCGCCGACGAGATGCGGGGGGATGCGGTAGAGGCGCGCGATCTCGCCGATCTGGAAGCGGCGTGTCTCGACGAATTGCGCGTCGTCGTTGTTCATGCCGATCGACTGCCAGGAGACGCCGCCTTCCATGAGCGCGACTCGGTGTGCTTTCTCGAGGCCGGCGTGGGCGGCTTCCCAATTGTCTTTGAGGCGTTTGCGTACTGGTTCGGCGAGCGCTCCTTGGGTGGTGAGGATGCCGCCGGGTCGCGCATTGTTGGAGAAGAAGCGGCCCCCGTGTTCGGTTGCTGCTTGTTCGAGTGCGACGGCGTTGCGGGCGACGGTGATCGGCGAGAGGCCGACGAGTCCGTTGGTCGCGAGCGCGCGAACATGCAGGATGTTTTCGCGTGGGAGTGCCCGGTATTCGCCGTTCGGGAGCTGGTAGAGGTAGGCGCGGCGCAGGCCGCGGAGTGTGTCGGGGTTCACGTGCTCGGGATCGTGGAGTTTCCCGTTCGTGTCGATGAGGACGACTTGCATCGCGTCGGGGCGTAGCGGCCAGAGTTCTTCGGGTTGGCCACGCCCGTCACGCAGCACGTACCCGTAGGCGTTGCCCCAGAGGAGCGTGTGGCCGGCGATCGCCTCGTAGCACTCTTGCGCGGTGAGCTCGGGATTGGGGGCGATATGCAGCATCCTCGCGAGCGCGTCCGTATCGGGGACGCGCTCGCGGTTCCCGTCAGCATCGTTGCGGTAGAGGAGCATGGGGAGGGTGGAGACGGAGTCGACGATGATGCCGACGGCCGCGTAGACGGCGATCGTGCCGGTAAGTGCGGAGGTTACGGTGACGTTCTTGTTGGTGAAGGTGTTGTTAGTGAGCAGGTCGCGTATGAACGCGTCCGTCGGGTTTTTGAGCGTGAAGTCTCGCTCTTCTTGTGGCGCGGTTCGCCGACGCCTCCACCATTGGGCCACCCGCCCACTCTTGTGGTCGCGTCACGTCAGGGAGTGCAGCGACTCGTTGGAGCATGTTCCGGTATTCGCGTTCTTCAAAGACGACGGTTTTCGCGTGCCCGATCTTGATGTCCGTGTCGACGTGGAGGGGGATGCCGGCGTCGCGGAGTCTCATGCAGAACGCCCAATCCTCGCTCGTCGTATCTTGGCTCGGATGGTGGGAGAACCAGCGGCCCCGCTCGAGCCGTTCGAGAACCCACCGATGGATGAGCAGAAACGCGGCTCCCGTCACGTCGACCTTCTCGACTCCCGAATAGTCGAGGACGGGATAGTGGGTGCCGTCCTCAGCGAAGCGGATGACGGTCGGGCCGAGGACGGCGCCGATGTCGGCGTTGAACCCTTCGATCCGGAAACACAAAGCCCCGACGACGGGCCGCGTCTCGACGTCGGCGGTGGCGAGGAGCCGCGAGATCGCGGTCTCATCCCATCCCATGTCGGTGTCGATCATGAGGAGCCAGTCGGCGTCTTCGAGGGCAAGGAACTTCTCGACGAGCCCGTTGCGTCCCCGGTCGAGACTCATCGCACCACATTTGACGGGCTGGATCGCGCGGATCCTCGGCTCGGTTGAGATCGTCCGTAGGAGCGAATCGAGAAAGCAATGGTGGACGGTCTCGCCGTGAACATACCCGAGGAAAACGTCTTGGCTCATTGTTGGAGGATGAGGATGCCGTGGACGGACGGGATGATCGTGCCGGCACGCTGGACGGTCGGCGGGATCCAGCCATCGTTCACATCGTCTAAGACGGCGATCGCATGGGGGCGGGCCGTGAACTGCCAGCACAAGAGATCCTGCACGCGATCCTGATAGGTGGGTCCCGAATCCAGATAGGTGAGCGGGTAG